AAGTTCTTGCTATTGGTCCTCAAGTGACCGAAGTCCAGGTTGGTGATGTGGTTCAACCAGACTGGAGTAAAGCAGCAAGTGTGCAAGAATATTTCGTAGTTAAGATTGAAGATATAGCTTACATCTACGGAGAATAAAATGTCTGATGGTGGTAAAGGTTCTAATCCAAGACCGTTTAGTGTTTCTCAGGAAACATATGGTAATAACTACGATGCAATCTTTCGCAAACCATCACCCAAAGATGTAGAAGATGAAAAGATTGAGCAAGAAGAATTTGATAGAATCTTAGAAGAAAATCGTCAGCGTCAAAAAAGAGAAAAGGCTCTAGATGAAATGGTCAGAATCAGTCAAGAAATGGGACTGTATGATGACGTATTCGATAATAAATAATTTGGCGGGTTGGTGAAACAGTATCACAGTGGGCTCATAATCCTCAGTTCCGGTGCAACTCCGTGACCCGCAACCACTAATCTTTAAACACCTCGTATATAAATTCCGCTTCAGGAATTCTAGTGTGTGTATTCTTGCTACCAAGAACAACAATAATTCTTTCACCCACACTCGTATCTAATAATAGTGTGATGCATCCACCGGATTGATTTATAAATCCCGTCTTACTAACAACGATATTCTGGTAATGTCCTATCATAGGATTGGTGTTTCGAAACACATACCATTTCTTTTTCGCTTGTATTTTTATTTCAGCTTTTCTACTGGCATAAACTATATTACTATACTCAGATGCAGCTTTCGTTAAGTATATAAGTTCTCTTGCTGTGCTGACGTTTCTTTTATCCAAACCAGTTGGTTCATAAACAATAGAATTCTCCATCTTCAAAGACTTCAATTTTCTATTCATAGCTTCAACACATTTCTCCATACCACCAGGATAATGTTCACACAGAGTATATGCAGCTCTGTTACTACTGTGTATTATGGCCATCGAAATCAAATCTGCTCTACTGAGTGTTTGATTCTTTGCAGGCAATCTATCTTGTAATTTTGTTGTAAGTGTTAATTGTTCACTCATATTGGGTTTGACATCCATTACAACCATAACAGTTAATAATTTTGTTATGCTTGCTATCGGTCTAACCTTGTCAACATCTTCTCCATCTAAAATATGGCCGTCTATATTTGACACAAGCCAGGATTTTGCGGTAAAGAATTCTGCTCTGACAGTTTGTTGGCCAAAAAGTAAGGATAGAAATAACAATAAAGATAAAATTCTATGTACCAATCAAATGCTCCATATAGATTAATCATTTACTTAGGTCTCTCATTTACATTCAGACCAAACAGTTTTCGTCCATTTCTTATAAAGATATGAACCCCTTGGAACTACACAATTTCCTAATTCCGGATTTCTTTCTATTCTACCATCAACAACCAACATAAAAATATAAAAAACAACAGCGATAACAAAAAATATTGAAAATCCAATAACTGAATCTATTATCATTTTTTCTTTTCTTTTTTTGTTTCTTGCATCTATGATAGCTTTATTTTTCATATGAACAGCGATAGCAATTTTTTGTTCTTTGCCCATCACTTTCATCATTTCTTCGACCTCGGTATACAAAGAACCAAGTTCAGGTGGTGATTGGTAAACCATTAATTCACGCAACTCGGTTCCCATTTGTTCCAATTGTTTTCTCATTAGAACACGTTGTAGAGCACGTTTACCTAATGAAGCTTCACCGGTATAAACTTCATTTTTACTGCGGCGTTCTTCTTCCTCCAAAACAGCCAAACATTTATGATAGTTGTCATAATACTGACCAAGAAATTCACCGATTTCCTGATAGACGTTATGAACCTCACCACCTTTCTTATTCAGCTCGATGATGCGATTTTTTTCTTCTACAAATTGTTTCTTTGCCTCAGGAGATGGTGTCTTGCCTTTTGCAGCATACGCATTATGAAATTGCTGGTCTAGGTCTTTTAGGACAGCCTTTACGTCCCCAGCGGCACCCTTAATGTCTTTGTATAATTGACAACCTTTTTTAACGGCTGCAACAGCACCATTTGCAAGAGCAAAGAGGGTTAGTGGATCCATTTCTTTTTATACCATCTTTTTACTTGACTTTATCTCGAAAAAATGATATACTCTTGCATCAGGTCAAACTATATAATTATTTATGCTAAAGGATGAATATGAAAATTTATGCAATGAAATTAATTACCGGTGAAGAAGTCATCGGTGAAGTCGAATCCCATACGGAAACTCAAATGGTAATCAAAAATCCACTAGGTATTGCGATTGTCCGTGGTAAAGATGGCACACCAAACGTAGGATTCTCACCTTTTCCAATCCATGCCGAACAAAAATCTGATTCAACTATTGCCTTTAAACTAGAACATGTTGTATACTACTATGTTCCAGCAGAAGATTTTGTCAAAAATTACGACCAAATTTTCGGTGTAGGTCTAATTCTTCCAGGTCAACAACAAATTATTACAGGTTAATGACAACTTTTTACACAAACGTTCAATCTTATGGTGGTAAGATTCTCTATCGTGGCATCAAAGACGGTAAACGAATCAGATTAAAGATTGACTATGAACCACAACTTTATCTTCCAGCTCGTAAAGATAAAGGCACACACAAGTCTCTTGATGGTATAGACCTTGTTCCAAAACGATTTGATGGTATTCGTGAAGCCAGAGAATTCGTAAAACAATATGACGGTCTTCCTGGTGCACCAAAAATCTTTGGTAATACTAGGTTTGAATATGCATTTATTGCTGACCAACATCCAAAAATGGTCGATTGGGATATTGATAAGATTAATGTCGCCAATATTGACATTGAGGTTGGTTCTGAGAATGGTTTTCCTGATCCATATGAAGCAAATGAACCTATCACCGCCATTGGTCTAAAAACTCTCGGTGGTAGTATGATTGTTTGGGGTTGTGGTGATTATGACCATGAACTGGATGAAACCAATGCAGGTGTTGAGATAACATATATCAAATGTAATGATGAATACACATTGTGCAAACGATTCATCAATCACTGGTCACAATTCACGCCAGATGTTTTAACTGGTTGGAACACCAAGTTCTTTGACGTTCCATATTTGGTCAACCGTTTTCGTAAAATTCTTGGTGAAGATGAAACTAAGAAGTTGTCTCCTTGGAACTTTATCACAGAACGTAAAACCATTATCAATGGCCGTCAAATGATTGCTTACGGTTTCTTGGGTATCGAACAACTTGATTACATTGAATTATACAAGTGGTATGCGCCAGGTGGTAAGTCACAAGAATCGTATCGTTTGGACAATATTGCAAACGTGGAAATCGGTGAACGTAAATTGTCATATGATGAGTATGATAACCTACATGCATTGTATCGTTTAAATCACCAGAAATTCATTGAGTATAACATTCGTGACGTTGTTCTTGTTGAACGTATTGATGACAAACTGAAACTGATTGAACTTGGTTTGACTCTTGCATATGATACTAAGTGTAATTACGAAGATATCTTTGCACAAACACGTATGTGGGATTCAATGACTTATTCCTATTTGTTGGAACAAGGTATTATTGTTCCACCACGTGATGTGCAGGAAAAAGATTCAGCATTCGAAGGTGCGTATGTTAAAGAACCACAAGTAGGCCTACATAATTGGGTAGCATCATTTGACTTGAACAGTCTATATCCACACTTGATGATGCAATACAATATTAGTCCAGAAACTCTAATTGAACCAGAAAACTACACAGATGAAATGCGTAGAATTCTGGCACAAACTGTTTCTGTGGAAAAGTTATTGAATAAATCATGTATAATCAACAAACTTGAAGGTGCAACAATTACACCGAATGGTCAATTCTTCCGAACAGATAAACAAGGTTTCTTACCTAAGATGTTGGAAGAAATGTATAATGACCGCAAGAAATTTAAAAAGATGATGTTGCAAGCGCAACAGGAGTATGAAAATGAAAAAGACGAATCAAAAAAATACGACATTGAAAAACGAGTTGCCAGATACAACAACCTACAACTCGCAAAGAAAGTATCCCTTAACTCTGCCTACGGTGCTTTGGGAAGCCAGTATTTTAGGTTTTATGACCTACGCATGGCTCTGGCAGTCACTCAGTCAGGCCAGCTCTCAATTCGTTGGATTGAAGCAAAAATAAATCGATACATGAATAATCTTCTTGGCACAAGAGAAGATTATGTCATTGCATCTGATACTGATTCAATCTATCTCCGTATGGGAGAGTTGATTGATAAGTTTGTCAAAGACCAAAGTGACAAACAAAAGGTTATTTCTATCATGGATAAAATCTGTGAAGAAAAGATACAACCTTACATAGACGAATCATATCAAGAATTGGCTGATTACGTTCATGCATATGCACAAAAGATGCAAATGAAACGTGAAGGCCTTTCTGACAAAGGTGTGTGGACCGCCAAGAAACGTTATATTCTAAATGTGTATAACAACGAAGGTGTGCAATATGCCGAACCATACATGAAAGTGATGGGTTTGGAAATGATTAAATCTTCCACACCATCTGCTATTCGTGAAAAAATGAAAGATTCAATTAAGTTGATGATGACTGGCACCGAACAACAGGTGCAAGACTTTATTGCTGAGTTTAGAAAAGAATTCAAAACATTACCAGCGGAAGAAATATCTTTTCCACGTGGTTTAAATGGATTGAATACTTATTCTGATCCGGTAATGTTATATAAAAAAGGAACACCAATTCATGTTCGTGGTGCGATTGTGTATAACCACAATCTCAAACAGATGAATCTAACCAAGAAATATCCACTCATTCAGGAAGGTGAAAAATTAAAGTTTACCTATCTGAAAATGCCGAATCATTTTAAGAATGATGTTATCTCTTTCCCTGGTAGAATACCAAAAGAATTTGAGCTTGACAATTATATCGATTATGATTTACAATTCGACAAAGCA